AGTTGCCGCATTGTTTTTGGCAGTGTTTGCCGTACTCTGAGCGGTGTTGATTTTACTCTGTGTATCACTGTTCAATCCCGAAAATGTTACAAGCCCCTTAAGATTAATGGCATTTGCCACAAGGGTCGCTGTCCGGTCTGTCAGCTCAAAATTTGTGGCTGAAGTTCCGGATTTGACAAGCCAGAGAAATTTATTGCTTGTCTGGTTTGCGAGAGTCTCTACACTGGCAATATATTTTTCGTTTTCTTTCACACCGTTTTCCACGGTTTCCACATATTTTGAGGTGGCATAGTAATCCCCTACTGTGGAGAGGATCCCGTCCTTTGTGATCTTCTGGCTTGCCTCCTGCTTCCAGGATTCTAAAGAGGTCACTTTTCCAGATACCGAGGATACCTCTGTTTTGGTTGCGTAGGTTCTTGACACGGTACTGGTAATGCTGTCTTTTGCCGCGGTAATGGCAGCGTTCATTTGCACAGTAGTGGAGTAATTTATAAATTTCCCGTCCACTTCCGCGATGTCTTCTTCTATATCTTCCACTGCCGGGCTCCAATCGGAGACTTTGTTGGCTTTTTCCAGCTGCACATCATCCCACCAGATCGTGCCTGTAAAATCACGGGCAAAAATAGATATGCGCATACTTGTAATACCGGCTACATTTGGAATCTGGAAAGTCAGAACCTTCCGCTCCCAGTCGTCCGTCAAAGGCATATCTCCGGATAAGATTGCTTCCTGAGCCTTCCATTCATCATCTGTACCATAAAAAGAAGCATAAATAGAAACGAAATAGTTTGTCGTCCCTTTTACTATGTTGGCACCCTTCGCCCATCCAGACAGCGTATAACATTCTCCTGTTTTTACCGAAAAAACCGTACTATGAGTAATTGTGGAATCGGTTCTCAATTTCCCAACTTGCTTTAAACAGTTCTCTCCATTTCTCCCTTCCCGTACAACTGCGGCATACTCGGAGCGGGCAACCCAATATTTCAGCCCCTCATTAAATGTAGAGTTACGAAGCAAATTTCTTCCGCCAAACTGTATATTGTTTACAGCCTCTTCAATATCCGTCTGTTCCACTTTCAGGGCGATCTGTCCCTTCATGACGCTGATGGATGATTCCGCTGCATTTAAGCGGCTCTTTGCTGTGGCAATTTCCCCGTTTACAGTAGTCTTATAAGATTCATACTCCTGCGTAGATACCTTCAATTTGATTGCATTCTCATTGGCGGTAATGCGTGCGGCGTGGTCGGTAAGGGTTTCCCCATGTTCTGTGGTAAGCTGTCTCTGCTCAGTAAGCTCCACATTCAGGGTCTTGTTCCCTACCTGCACCACCGTTCCGGAGATGGACACTCCCTGCTCTGTAAGGGCGGTGTTAAAGCTTTTTAAATCCAGCTTTAGCGCATTGATAGCCGCATCGTCCGCCACCATCTTATCCCGGATAATCTTCCGCTGTATGGTGCTTTCTGTGGCTCCCAGGGCATCCCATATAAGTTTCCCTGCCTTATCCCACACGGACAGGCTGTATTCCCCGGATGCGTCCTTCCCAATCTGTACCCGGACTCTCTGGAGGTCTTTTATCTGTATGGTGTTGTCTGAGATTCTCAAATGCCCGTCTGAGCCCGCCACGGTAATAATGGCGGTATCAATAGTCCCGGCGGTAAGCTTATTGGCAGACACCCTGGAAATCTGGGCATCTCCGATGCTTCCTTCCAAAAGCCAGCCTTTTGCCGCCACCAGTTCCTCTGTGGTGGTCTTCTCAAAAGCGGCAAATTTTCCGGAGAGACTGGTAATCTGCGCATTGGTGGCATTTAAGTTCCCTATGGTGGCATATCCGGCAAGAAGTGTCTTTACTTCTGCATCCGTGATATACGCCTTTTCAATCTTTGCTACCCTTGCGGTCAGCTCCGTTACATCCAACTGCTCAATCTCTGCTTTCAAAGCGTTCAAGTTGTCTATGGTGGCATAGGTAATCTTCGCCGTATCCACATCCAACTTATTAATCATGGCGTGGTCGATCAGCACAAGCTGCGCATAAAGCCGGTCCATGTTCTGGGTGTTTGGTCCGGTAAATCCGGCACTCTGCTCGGCTTCCGTTTTTCCCACTGCCTCTACTTCCGTGGAGAGCCCTCCGTCATACTCCTGGGTAAGCTTCATGGCAGGAACTTTATAGGAGTTTCCGTTTCTGTCCTCTACAGTAAGGACGTCCCACGGGTCTATGCGAGGGTCTCCCAGAAACCGGAAACTTCCCGGCATATATGTGTAATTCCTAAGCTTTCCCCAGACGTTATCCAGGGCGGTCTGGTCCATGAATGGATTTGAAAAATAAATCCCTCTCACACCGTCCCCCACATGGATGGAAATGTCTTCCCCTTTCTTGTTTTTCCCGGTGTAGCAGGTAATTTTGCCTAATACAAACGGCAGGTCATTATGGGTAAAGCTGTCCCAGTAACGTCCTGCCGTAACGGTATAATCATTGTCCTCGTAAGATTTGATTTCGATTTTTCCGGCACGGTTGCAGATGGCAAACCCTCCGTAAAGCTGCGCCACATAAGAGAGCACTTCCCTGCAGGTATACCCCACTGGTTTTTTTATGGGTATGGCTGTGAGCCCCTCTGTCACAACCTCTACGCCTGCAATCGTCCCAACGCCTTTTAACACTGCAACGGTATTTGTGCTGTCCGGAAGCTCCAGAAAACAGGCACATTCCATTTTTACCATGCGGTCGTAAGCCGTAATGGAAAGGCGTTCCTCATCTCCTTTTGGTTTTTCCGCCGTAAAATACCCCATCGGGATATATTCCCCATTTAAGCCTAATTCAAGTAAAAATTCATACCCCTCAAAACGTGTCCCTGTCTTTTCGATTTCCAGTTCCACATATCTGGAAACAGCGGATCCAAGGGAAAAATCATCTTCCGAGCTAGAGCCGCCATTTATCCTTATACTCAATATGCCTTCGGTTATGGTCTTTCCTTCCAGAGTAATCCGTGCCTGGAAGGTTCGGGAATCCTGCTGTATCCAGTTCCCAAAGGCTTCTGATGACTGATACATCAGGCATTACCTCCCTTTATTTCTTTTTGTCTGACAGGATAGGAAGGAGATTTAAAATCTGGTTGGGGCTTGGCGCCATTTTCTTTATATCCCCCATTGTAAACAGGATAAGGGAAACCTCCCCCTCCGCGTCCATAAGACGGTTGTACTCCTCATAATATTTCTTCCGGTCTGTGAGTTCCACCACACCGTTCGCATCTGCTGCCAGCTTCCCGTTCTCATCCTTCTTCCCGTATTTTTCCAGGAGCTTTTCTTTTTCATTCAAGACAGGTTCTGTCATTTTCGACAGCTCATAATTGTTACGAGCAATGTTTACACCCAGCACCGGATCAATATCCCCTCTGTTCCCAATTTCAATCAAAGTCGTGTGCATGTTAATCATCTGCTTGTTTGTCAGTTTCATTTTGTTTTCCTCCTATTTTTGAATCATGTTTACAGATGCGCTGCGGTAATAAAATATTCCATCGCCGATATATCCCAGCACATCTTTGCTTAAAGTCCCCCGGTAAGAGGATATTGTCATATCAATGCCATCGTCCCGGAAGGAAATGGGAAAGAAGCCGGCTATCATCACTTTTTTAATGAGAGCCAGTTCCGTTTCTGTAAGAATCCCCCAGGTTATGCTGACGTTCTTTTTCTGGGCTATGACATCCCCAATCATAGTCCCGGATGCAGACCGCCCTGTATTAGAAGACCATATGATCTCATCGTCAATTTTCATTTGTGTAGGAGCCGGAAGCGTAATGCTTCCAGACCACAATATTTTCTTTTCCACCTTACGCCTCCTTAAAATTTAATCTCACATTTTCCTGTGCTTTTTGTAACTGCATTAGTTTTCTCAATGAAATACTTACGCAGCGCCTCTTCATCGATTGTGACCGGCTTTATTTTCAACAGAAGTTCTAATATCTGTTTCAATATTGCCAGTACCTCCGGCGGGAATCCGTTTCCTGCTGCCCGCACCGCTTCCATTGCCATTTCCCTGAGCTTATCCTCTGGCGCTACCACTTCTCCCTGGTGGCGGTTATCTCCAATCATGGCAAGCTGAGGGGCGTTCTTTTTCACATAGCCGCCCTGGGCGAGATGTGAAATTGTTGACACGCTCGGAAGAGATAATCCGTAATGCCCCTGATACCGTGTTCTCGTAAAAGGATTTTTGAAATCATAATTAAACGAAAAAGCATTCTCTATTGCAGACAATCCTGCATTGAGTTTCCCGATTAAATTGTTAATAATATCAATCACGCAGTTTAACGGTGTCTTTGCCAGTGTAATTAAGTTATCAAAAATACCTCCAAAAATATTTTTAACGCCTTCCCATGCACGCTTCCAGTCCGAAGTAAACACACCTTTTACAAAGTCTACAATTCCACCGAATACGTCTTTGATATTCTTCCATATTCGTTTTACGGAACTCAAAAAGGTATTTAATACTTCGCCCAGAACACCAAAGCTCTTAGACCAGTCTGTTTCGAAAATATTTTTTATGTAATTTGAAAAAGGTGTAAAAACATACTTTTTCACGAAAGAAAAAACAGAGTCCGCAATCTTTTTAAAGCCTTCCAGAATCTGTCCTATCCCTTGCCAGCATAAGTCAAAATCGCCCTTGAATACTCCTGTGCAAAAATCCAGGAATCCTCCAAGTATATCTGTAATTCCGCTTACCACATCTCCGGCTACGGAAAGTAAATCAAGGAATAAGTCTCCTATTCCCATCAGAATCGGTCCCAAAACCGGCATAATTGTATTGACAATCCACTCTATAAACGGCACCAGCGCAGTTTCCCATAATGCTTTGAGATTTTCAAATATTTTTCCCAGCAGTTCTATGATTCCATTTAGCGCCGGCTGTATATGTTCTCTCCACACACTTCCGAACTTCTCAGCAAGATAATCCAGAACTGGAGCAATATAAGTATTGTATCCATCTAAAATAATGCCAAGAAGATGCGAAATCCCTTCTGAAACAGAATCAAAAAATGGCTTGATACTGGTATCATAAACTTCAAATACTTTCTGGAATGTTTGTTGCACAGAAGAATATATCGTATCCAGAACAATTCGTATGGGTTCCAGTGTATTTTCAAAAGCTGTTTTTATTTTCTGTACATTATCTGTTACAGGAAATACAACCAGTTCCGAAATATCACGTACAAACCTCAGCCCTAAGTCTACAGCTCCCAGAAAGCCGTCCGAAAAAATCCCTATAATGTTTGCTGTAATTCCTTTTGCATCGCTTCCGGAAAATACGTCAAAAATTTCAGCCAGAGCGACAGATAAATCGCCCGCCAACGCCTGTATTTCTGATGTAACATCGAATAGTGAGATTATCCGCCTTTTAATCCAGTTCTTATTTTTCGACAGGTATTTATCAATACCACCTATCAGATTATCCGCTATCGTCAATCCGATACGTGCCGCCGAACCTGTAATTTTTCCAAAGGCAAGAACAAAGGAATCTGCCCATTTATCCGCTGCATTTGCTACATAAGAATCCGTAGCTATTTCCTTTAAGGTCTTTTTTATGTTCTTTAATCCCTTATTAATGGACTTTATCTTCTTTTCCGAATCTCCAAGTCCAATACGAAAACCATTCTTGAATATTTCTGCCAGTTCCTTGCAATGCTTAATTAAAGCAGATATTTTTTCATCGGTTTGATCTATGACTGTCTCGCCCTGTGCCAGACTGCCAAAATCTACCGCACTTCCTCCGATCCCGGAACCACCGCCTGTTGAGGGAGGAGAAGAATTTCCGGAATCCTCAGAAGACGTATCGTCCAGACGGTTAATCTGGTCGAAGCCCATAAGCGCCCGCATTTCCTTTGCCGCTTTTTTTGCGGCATTTCCAACACCTTTGGTCGCTTTACTCAAACTGTTGGCGGCAGAGGCAGAATTATTCAGACTTTCACTGGCAGTCGAAGCCGCTCCTCCCAGTTCTGCTACCGGTGCCGCTGTTTTTCCGGATTGTGATTTCTTTCCGGTAATCAGCTCTGTAAAAGCTTTAAAGGCATTTGCCAGTGTGGAGAGCTTACCGAGTACCGTATTTATCACTTTAATTACGGGTGTAAACAGATTGATAAGTCCCTGTCCCAGTGTTGCTTTCAGGGAATCCATTTGCAGCTTCATAATACGCACCTGGTTTGCCCACGAATCCGAGGTGCGCGCAAAGTCTCCGGTGGCTGCCGTCAGTTGGTTCTGGACAAAAGCATATCTGAGAGCAACCTTCTCTGCTTCCGACATCTGCTGGGTGGTTTTTCCGAAACCATTTGCCATTGCATAAGCATCCAGGGCGTTCTGGGTCATTACGACGCCTAAATCCTTTAAGGTCTCAGTCTCACCCGTAAAAACAGATTTAAGCTTTGTATATGCCTCATCCTGACTGATGTTATAGAAGGATGCAACGTCACCGGCCAATCCTGTCAGAGTCGTGCTCATGTCATAGGCCTGCTTCTCAGAAAAGCCAAATGCCTTGGCCATAGCCCCGAATGTACCGGTAAACCTTTTTGCCATTGTTTCGGATAAGCCGAAGCTGGCTGCCGCATTCTTGGCGAAAGAATCTACCTGCGCTGTCATAGACGGGAAGGTGACGTCAACGACGTTCTGGACCTCT